AAAGGAATTAATGATTCTATTTCTCCTTTATTAAGTGATACTCCTTCTGGAAGTTGTGTTTTTAAATATTCTATTCCTTCTAATGAAGTTTGTATTTGTTTATCTATATCAGCTTCTGCTCTTTCTTTTGTCATAGTATATTTTTCTTTAATTTGATCGTCAGTTAAACCTTTTATTTGATCATCTCTTAATGTTCTACCAAAACCAACAGTCCATTTTTTACCTAACTCATCATAGTAAGGTTCAAGATGTGGATTACCTGATTGCTTTACTGATTCATATTTACGAATTATTTTAGATGCACTTGGATATAATTCAGATAAACTTTTTTTAGCCATTAATGTTTCTCCATCCAACGATCTAGCTTTTTTTCTAAGGCATCAAACCTATTTAATATTTTAGTAAGTTCAACATTAACATCTATTTTAGTAGCATAGTTCATAGCCATAAACTCTCTAGTCTTTGCATCAGACAACGCATGGTCCTTTAGATCGTCACGTACTTTATCTATGTCAGCATTAGTACCACGTATCCACCACAGGAAAGCACCTACAGCTAATGTAAGTATAGCGTTCCATAGCATTGTCATATCTTGCATTGTCTTCTCCTAATCTATTTCTGAACCAGCCATGTCAGAATAAAGTTGCATTATTTTTTCGTAGTCTATTGGAGACTTAGTTTCTATTTCTGATAATATCATATCATCTTCAGTTACTTCGTCAGGCATAAAGATATTATTATCTACCAGCATTAAATCTTCAAAGTCTTGATCAGATAAAATACCATCTTTAGTTAGTGCTCTGTACATATCTGATTCATCCATACCTAATCTTTTATATGATCTAAGTACAGTTCTTAATCTTTGTGCGTGTTTATATTTGTTCTGTTGTGATTCTTGATAAGCTTTTACAACAGCATTAGGATCAGTATTAGTATAATCTTTTATGACATTTTTAAATCTACGTTTAGACTTCTTCATATCTCCTAAAGGTTTAGATGTATTAAATTTAAATCCTTCTGATAAATTAGCTGTTTGTCTACGTAATCCAAAGAGTGCTAAGTTATCTACTTCACCTTTAGCTATGCTAAATCCATATTGATTCTTAGCTTGACCTTCTCCAAACTTCTGTTCTGTTTTCTCAGCCAATAATCTTTTATTTATATAGTCTAAAGTTCCTGGAGAAAAAGTATTCTTTAAAAGTCTTCCTATCTTTACTCCAACACCCTCATCTACTACAGCCCCCTTACCTTTATAAGCATCTAGTGCTCCTTGTGCTGCCATAGATGGGTCAGTAAAAGGACTGATAATATCTTTAAAAGCTTTAAAGGTCATGTCTTGAATAGTCTGTTCATTATATTCTTCGTTGTTTAATAAAGCAGCAGCTACCATTTTAGCAGGGTTTTTAATATACGCATAAGGATCTAGAGGACCTAAGTTTAAATAACTTACAGTAACTTCTCCTTTACTATTTCTTTTTATAGGTCCTGTAAATATTTTATTTGTACCTTTTTCCCAGTCAGGTAATACATTATTAAATGCCTGTTCTTCTTCATCTGAAATACCAAATAGTTGTTTAGATTGTTCTACCATAGCATCACCTGCAACACCAGCTGCAGTCATACCTGCTAATCTTTTATATCCCATAGCACGTATAGCACCTTCATTTATATTAGTAACTCCTTGTGCTCTCATCTCTTTTGCTGTTGCACCACTAATATCTTTCCAAGCGTACTTAGCTAAGTTCATACTATTACGTATCATCTCTGCAGGAAAAGCAACAAAGTTACCTAGAGGTAAAGCACGTAAAGATTTAATAGCTTTAGGAACAAGATTATAATTAGGCATCATGTCTCTTGTACGTTGAGCAGTAAACTTTTCTAAAGCATCCTCAGCCATATCAGGAAAAGCTTTACGATAAGAAGACATTAAGTTTTCAAAGTTAGCTATCTTAAATAAATTATCTTCTGCTTCATAAGCTTGTATTGTTTTCTCTGTTATTTTTTTACCACCTCTACCTATTTTAGTCTTATTAACAATACCTTCTACAAAACCTTCATGTCCTTTTTTAAATGCATCACCTGCAGCAGCTCTTAAAGAAGAAGCATTAATAGAACTATCTATAACACCAAGTTCTTGATAACGAGCGAATCTTGCTAAGTCTTGAGAAGAGGTAAGATTACTAAATCTTTTCATACTCTTTCCAAATCCTTTTGCTATATAAAGAGGATTAACTGTACCATTAGCCAACATGATAAAGAGATTACCCATAACATTTCTACCATGTGTAGGTATAGAGAATACAGTCTTCATACCTTGAGACGTAGCTTTAACTTTCATCCAATGTCTCATTACAGCATTCTCTCCTAATGCTACTTCCATACCATCATCAATAGCTTTCTTCCAAGAAGGATCAATAAACAACCCTTGTAAAGGATTCTTTACTCCACCACTAGCACCACCTAAAGCTTTTTGTGTTGACTTAGCAAAGAGGTCTTGACCTATAGCTTCATCAGGAATAGCTTTAACCATACCAGCTTTAGGAATATTACCAAAGACAGCTTTGTTTTTCTTTATTGCCAGTTGACTTATATCTTCTAAGAAGTTATATTCAGATATAACATTAGCCATCTTAACATAACTATTAGCATAGTTTTTCATAGGGTCTTTTACTTCACCCCATAGTGCTCTAATTTCTTGAGGAACTTCTTTTTTATTTTTTAATATCTTACTTGTACGTCCACTTAATCCTTTTACAAAAGAATTATATTCTGGTCTTGTAACACCTTCAAGATAGTAATTCATAATCTCATCTATATCACTATCTGGTATAGGATTACCATGTGTATCTTTTAATCCTTTAAAATAATCTCTGGTGTTTCTAATATCATCAGCCATCTTAGAAGTATCACCAGCTAATTTACCTTCTCTGTATAAGTTAAACTTCTCTCTTAGTTTTTTAGCATAAGAAGGATCATCAAATATTTGATATGTTCTGTTAATATATGTATTTAAATTATTATCTATTGATGTTTGTAAAGAAGGAAGTATAACTTCTTTTATAGTACCTGCTTTAATATTAATATCATTAAGGTTAGGGTTTAATTTTATTAAATCTTCTTCACTTATACCAGTTCTTTTAGCTATATCTGCTACTGTTTCAGTCTTTTTTATTCGAGCTGATTTACCTAGAGCTATATTGTCTCTGATATACATAGACATCTTATCTATTTCATTACGCATTTTACTTATAGCTGCTGCAGTTTCTGGAGCAGTTTTAGCTATAGCTGCTAATACTCTATCATCACCTGTTAAAGCTTGATTAAGACCAGCCATAGTTTCATCTGTCCTAGTTTTTCTAGGCATCTCTTTTTTAATAGCTCTTCTTAATTCTTTTTCTAGTATGGCTGCACGAGTTATTGCAGCTCTAGGAGCCCCTGTTCTAAAAGATAATAAGTTAGCTCCATCTTGATCTAAACCCATTCGAGAACTAAACCATTCTTTTCTAGTTCTATTGGCTGACTTAGCTAGATTTTTAATAGAGGTAGGTATAATATATTCATCTGCTATACCACCAAGTTTCCTTGCTAATGTTTTAGCAGGAAGTTTAGCTAATCCTTTTAATACTCCAATAGCTACACCTCCTAGTGTACCTTCAATAGCTAAATTGTTTAAGAAAGCTTTTAAGTATTGAGCTGATTTTATATCATCAGGATTTACCTTTAAGTTTTTCATTATCTGACCTACTGTTCCCATAGGTGTACCACCTTCACCAGGAACTATATATTCTGAAAGTTGATTTAATAAGTTTTCTTCAGGAGGTTCTACAAGTGTAGTACCTGCTGCCCAACCTGCAGTAATCTTTCCAAACTTACCTATCTTACCTGCTTTATTAGCCACACCTAAAAGTTTAGATCCTACGTTAAGAACTTTAATAGCTCCTGTAGCAGGTATAACATAAGAAGCAAGATCAGTTACTCCCTCTTCTATAGGTCCACCTTGTGTAGGAAAGAATAATTCTTGACGTTTGCGTTCTACAGCTTCAGGTAAATTAATTTTATCTTTTATAGATTGTGTAAAGTCAGGTGCAAAAGTTTCACCTACTCTTTCAATACCTTCACCTACTTTACCTACAGCACCTAGAGCTATACGACCTGCCATCCAACCAGGAGCATCTACTTCTGCACCTTGTTGTTTACCTTGTTTTTTTATATTGAAGTATTCTGCTTGAGGATCTATAAAGTCTTTTACATTTAGACCTTTACTCTGAATGAATCTTTTCTTTTCATCATTCGTTTGTAATTGTCCTTGACCTGTAAGCTCTTTAAGTTCTCTTTGAACATCAGAAAATATACTACTATATGGAGAGAGTGCACCCATTAGTTATCCTTCTGTTACTAAAGTTTGATCTTGTTCATTATTACCACCAAGAGGTGTTGTTGG